TCCTGAGTGAGTTCGATCTTGATCATATCAGGCCGCAGTGTCGGCAGACACAGGCTGATCCGCAACGATTTCCTGCGCCGAAGACGGCTCGGAATCGGCCTGCGTCGCCAAAACCGGCTCAACCTGCGGCAGCATCGGAGGCACGATCATCACAGGCGGCAACCACGGCAGCGGCGGAGCGATGATCGGAGGGTTGATCTGATTCTCGATCTGGAGTGTCACGTTCGCTTCGATGGCCTTCTGATCGACTCCATTGGCGAAGCACCAGCCGAGAACCTGATCCTGCGTGAGGTCAGGATACGGCGTGAAGTTCTCGGTCGGCGGCTGGAACGATGCGCTGCCGTAGCAGGTGCCGCTGTACTGATCCTGCGAGCCGTTGCAACGCCAGTCGGCGGTGATGACGACATCGGTGAGAGTGCCTTCGACTTTGCGGACGAGAAGGCGTTCGATGATCCAGTTGATGGTGGTCATGGTAGATTAGGCTTCGAGTGCTTCAACACGGGCGGTGAGTTCCTGAATGGCTTTCACCAGCACAGGGATAAGATCTTGGCGAACGGACTTATAAGGAGCTTCGCCTTCTGGAGCATTGTCCTTCCACTCGTCCACAAGCTGCGGGAACACCTGCTCAAACTCTTGAGCAATGAAACCCCTGTCGCCTTTGATGTTTTTACCTTTGCCTTCCTTCCAGTCGAACTTGCGCGGCTTCAGGGCGAGAATCGCACCCAGACCAACGTCGAGGTCTTGAACATTCTCCTTCAGTCGAGCATCGGAGATAGCCGAGATGGTCGTGTTGGTTGCGAACACCGTACCTGCAAGACCGACATAAAAACGATACGCAGCGGCAAGAGTGGAATACGCAGCAAATGTGGCAACCGAATTGGTATCGTTTGCAACCGTAGAGTTGACTATGCCGGTTGCACCAACAGCTTCAAATCCCCTCGTGGTAGGTCCAACAGCCGTCTTCCCCACCAACAGATTCCCGCTCGCGTCGAGCGTCATCGCTTGCGTAAGCGATGCTAACGCATTTGCACCAGATGTGTTGTTACCGGCTTGATAGAAAACAAACTGTCCACTGGTCATCTGCAAATTCGTTCCGAAACCGTTTCCAAGATACGCCGTTCCGCTTGCGGAAGAATACAAGTTGCCCAAAAAATTAATGTTGGAACTTGAGCCTCCAATAGAACCGTAGCTGCCCACTTGAAGACCTTTGACGGCAGAAATCCACGCACTCGGCGTAACCCCCACGCCCACGTTGCCGGAGGAGTCGATCCGCATCATCTCCGTCGAACCAAACTTGAAGATCAGCGGATTGACGAATGTGGCAGAATGGGGAACGGATAGGTTCCACTGACCGCCGTAAGCACTAAGCGTAAGTGCGGACGATGCAGCAGCATTGTTCTGCTGGTTGTCGATGAACACCGTTGTCTGCGAAGATTGAGACTTTGCGACATGAAGCTGATATGAAGGACCCGCCCCCACGCCCAGCCCCGTGCTGTTGAGGCGCATGGCTTCGGAGCCTCCGATTGCGAAAGCGATGGTGTTCGCGTTTGGATTCAACAATCCAGTATCAATATCGTTGTTGAACGTAATCGACGGATTACCAGTTCCAGCCGAGTTCTCGAAAACAGTGTAACCACCGAGAATCGACCCTTTTTGAACAGCAGAATTTGCTCCGGTTCCAACCGTCAATGAGCTAGTCACTCCCAGCGTCGTCCCCACCGTAGCCGCGCCGGTGATGGTGGCGGAGGCGAGGGTGGCGGTGCCGCCTGCTCCGAGGATCTGGTTGCTGGTGATCTTCTTCGTGGTGCCCGATGCAGCCATGGTCGTGTCGCTGACATCGACAATGGGCAGAACATCCACTGCGGGATCGACGGTCGAGATCGCCGTCAGTGCTGTGATCTTGGTATCTGGCATAAACTGTTAGTTGGCTTGAATGATGAGTTTTCCACTGTCCTCTTGGAGTAGGAAATCCCCGTTCTCCAAGTCTAAAGAGTCAAAAGTCCCAAACGTGATGACGATCTTGCTCGCATCCTCCAGAAGGACAAAGAAGTTGTCCTCCTGAAGCAGATCCCGGCGCAGGATAGGTAGATCGCCAGGGGTAACACTACCCCCGCCGTTCGATACCAGTCGTGTGCCGAGAGCGAGTGTCACGAGTTGATCACGCCATTGAAGGCAATCACCTGACCGCTAGAAATCTGGAAGCTCGTGATCGGTCCGGGTAGAGTAATACCCGCAGGGATGGTCGCCGTGGACCAGGATCCGCTGATGTTGCCACCGGTGATCGAGCTGAAGGTGGTCGGGGCGATGGTGGTGATGGCCACAAACGGGCCAGTGGTCAGCGTGGTGGCGGTCACGAGCTGGAAACCGCCCTGTCCCATCGAATACTCGATGGCCTGATTTGTTACGTCGCTCATATATCCCAAATCTTGCGAATCTGATTCTTGGTGAAAGTGCTCTCGAAGCGGGATCCTTGGCGGTCTTCGAGACGGCTGAATCCCTTCTTCACTTGGTCCTTGAGTCCCGGCTCAGAAGCAAAACCGGTGACCCCGAAGCGGGCCACCGGCTGTCGCTTCCACCGCTTCCCATCAAGGACAACAGAGTCGGTGCCCATCGGAGCGATGTGCTCGATGCACTGACCATTGTTCTCGAAGGTGTAGATCGGCATATCAGGAACCCATCTCGCTGTCGTACTCCTCGACCATCTTCCGCATGCCCTTCTCGTCCATGGGCTTCTTGCTGGCTTCCATGGCGTCCTCGCCGGTCTTCTCGTACTCGGCGGGCATGCCGTTGACGCTGCGGATCTCGACGTAGGCTTCGCCGTTATCCAGCTTCTTGAGAACGCCGCGAACATCGTCCAAAAGCACTTCATCACCAACCTCGGGCATGGCTTGCTGGCCATCCTCCATATCGGTGGAAAGGGCCTCGACTGGAATCGAAATCATGGGCGCATTGTTGTCAGCCTCTTCGCATCCGCAAGCGGAATGAGAAGAAGGGGCACCACCATTACGATGATGCCCCTTCGGGCTGACGGCGATCACCATGATGGTGGCCGTCTTGGGTCGCATATTACAGCGTGGTCGAGGTCTTCGTCCGATGCACGAGGTACCAGCTCGGATTCAGGCTCGCCGGGGCGGCACCGCTAGTGTTACCAGCGGCCAGACGCAGGGCGGCGAAGTACAGCTTCACGCCAACGGTGACGAGCTGGTTCAACGGATCCGACTTGTCGGGGGTGTCGGTGATCACGATCTTCGGGGACAACGGATCATCGCCGGTCAGAGCAGGGATACCAAACGACTCGTTACCAAAGAAGAACGAGGCGATGATGTCCTTGCCGGTGGTGAGACCTCCGCCGCCAGCCGTGGAGTACACGAACTGATCGCCCTGAGTACCAGAGCCCTGGCTGACGAACGAGTTGGTCTGCTGGACCACGCGGCAACCGTAGATGGAGCCGACCTCGCCCTTGTAGAACGGCTGGCCCTTGTTGCCGTAGTTCGACGCGTTCAACCAGTCGCTGTCGCGCATGAGGTCGCGGGCAACACGAGGATCGGTGGCCAGGACGTAGCCGCCGTTGATCATCGGGGCGCGGTTGCGCTTCAGGCGGGTCATGGAATCGAGGACCGCCGAAGAGGTCATCGTGGTGTTGGCAGCGGTCAGATCAGTGTTCAGACCAGAGAAGGTCTGAGCGGTCAGCGTGGCGGGGTTGCCGTACACGCAGATACCACCGGAACCGGCAGCAATGTTACAAGCGTCCGAGTTATCGAACGTAGGAGCGCCGATGGTGCCGCTTTCGGGGCCGCTACCAATCGAAGAACCGGAACCGCTGAGGTTGGAACCAACCAGCACGTTGCGGATCACCGAGTCAACCCAGAGGGCCATGTCCAGACCGGAGGTCTTGGTGGCCTGCTGGAGCGAGTTGAACAGGTCGGTGGCGCGGAGGATGTCGGTCAAACCGATCACCTGACCGTACTGAGCGAGGTTCTTGCTCAAGCGCAAAAGCTGGAGCTGGCGATAGTTCGACGGGCTGATCGCGGTGCCTTCGCCACCGGTGGTCAGGTTCTGAACATTGCCAACGCTCGGCGGTCCGAAACGGAACATCGAGATGGCCTGATTACCATTGTTCTTGGGAATCGGAGCCTTCATCGAGAACTGATCGAGGATCGTCTCCTGCTGGACGATCGAGAGCAGCTCCTTGCTGAAGTAGTTCTGGAACTGGAGACTGAGTTGGGATGAATTAGTAACGGGCATATTTGAGTTGTGGTTGTGCTATCAGTTTTCGTCCCGGTCGAACGCCCTCGACGCTTTCAACAGCGCCTCCCTCTGCTCCTTGAGAGACAGCTTCGAGAAATCTTTCTCCTCAGCCTTGAGTTGTCCTGCCGGTACGCTTTTACCAATAGCGGTCTTCTGCTGGAGCTTATTGAGTTGTTCCTTCAGAGCCTTGTTCTCGGCCTCGATCGACTGAGCCTTGGACGCAGTATCCTGGAGCTTCATCAACTCCACCGCATGGACGAGTCCATCGGGCATTGATGTCAGCATTGGCACCTTCTGGAGCAGTTCGACAGTACGTTTGTACTCGGGGCTGCTCTGATCCTTCAGCCAAGTCTCCTTCTCGGACAACCGTGCATACGAATCAGACCATGCCTTCGCGAACTTCTCCTGCTGCGCCTTCTGCTGTCGCTCCGTAGCAGCTTTTCGGACTCCATCAGCCTTGGCTCGCGCTGCCTTGGCCAACTGAGAATCGCCATCGGCATCGAACTCCTTGGCCGCAGCCTCGTAGTCCTCCGCCGTGTAGCCCTTCTCATCTCGGAAGGAACTGGTCTCAGCAGCCTTGGATTGCTCCCGCTGCTTGCTCCACTCCTCCCTTTCCCGCCTCACCGCTTCGCGCTCGGCCTTGATGGCCTCCTTCTCAGCGTTGATTTGCTCCCAGGTCTTCGCCTTTCGGTTCTGTTCCTGAGCGAATTTGCTGCTCTTGTCCTTCTCCGCCTTTTTCTCAGCCTTCGCCTCCGCTTTAGCCTCGGGCTCCGCTTTGGTGCCTACTTCCTGCTCGCCACCATCGACCTCTTTGCCGGCACTCCCCGCATCGGAGGAATCTTGCTCAACCGGAGCCGTCTCATTGGTACTTGGAGACTGCTCCTTGGGCTGGCTGTCGATATCGACACCGGCATCGTAGTCGTTGGCCAAGGCGAGCATCGCATCGGCACTCAGTGTTTCATCTGCCATATTGTGCTTTTACTCGTTTGCTGGTCCGCACAGACCAACAACCGCAACTTTGATCCTATGTGTTCGTGGCAGAATCCGGATCATCTTCCTGCCCCGTAATTGATT